CAACTCAAGCCTCGACTCCTCCGACCGATCCTAATCCAATGAAGTCTACATATGGCTCAGTTGAAGTTTCATATCAATGGACAGCATCTAATGGTGTTGTTACTGTATCGACCAAAGGGACTCCAATCGCGTCTGTAAACTTGATTGATAAAACAGATACGAACAGTAGTCAGTTTTATATTCTACAATCTGCAATTCAAGGTGCAATTAAGCAAGAGCGCATCAATAACTATGTCTATACATCCAAGGATATTGAAAAGCTGGTTGTCGGCGTGGCCGATTTCACCATTGCTTATGAGTATCAACCAGAACGTAAAAACTATGTGGTAACTATAACGGACGACTTAAAATTTTTCAACTCAATTACCACTGAAAACTTGTATACAACGGCAGAACCTCTTATTCGTGCCGCATTTTCGAGGACGGAGAGAGCAAGAGCCGCTGCCATTAATCTCGGCGAGTTAGAAAAAGCAGAACGCTTGGCTAAACTGGGTATTGAATTGGGATCAAATGGTATAGAGGATTTGGAGTTTCTTAAAAAAGCCGTTGGAGATAAATTGGGTCCAATGACCCCACTAGCAAACGACCTTAATAGCGCCTCGGCTGGTCTTGCCATGTTTTATACTACAAATCTTGAGAAAGTCAAGAAGACATTTTCGAACAATACACCAGTAGCCGCACAGGGTGCAAGTAAAGCAGGTGAAGATGGTTCTACAACGACGGTTGTTACCGAAAAATATGGCGACGGTTCTGTAGTAACAACTACTATTGTTGAGGATCAGAAGGGCTTTGCGTCATCACAGAAGGAAGTTACGAGAGTTGCTCCCCCCATCGCAACAGCTCCTCCGAATACAAATCCACTACAAGCAGATTGCGTAGAACATCCCGCCACGGCAGATCCCGCACAGTCATTGACGCAAGCTCCGCCTGATGCTGCCAATATTCCAGTAACAAACGATACTGAAAACGGCTTCGGAGATCCAAAAGGACAATATCCGAAGAAGTCTCTCGGTGGTAAACCAGATACTAATCCTCTTGCAGTGGGTATAAATTCACCTCATATTCAAAACAATCCAACATCTCAGGGTGCAAATCAAGAGAGTTTAAGTTCTGGCGCATCTCCGGCAGCCAAGAATGCTCTTCGTAAAAGAGACATTCCAAAAGCGGGCAGAAATGGTGGCTCTTGGTCGCAACCTAAAACGGCTTATGCGGCGCAATATCCTTACAATAAAGTTACTGCATCCGAGTCAGGTCACGTTCAAGAAATTGACGATACCCCTGGTGCAGAACGTATTCACACTGCACATAAGTCTGGGACATTCAATGAAATTGGTCCAGACGGAACACAAGTAAAACGCATTGTTGGTGATGACTATACAATCATCGATAACAACGGATATATTTTAATTGAAGGTCGAGCTAACGTTCACGTTGCAGGTGAATGTAACGTTATGATTATGGGCGATGCAAATCTTACCATGAATGGTAAGGTCAACATGGATGTTCATAATGACTTCAATCTAAACGTTGCTGGTCACTTCGGTCTATCTGTTGGCGGCGGTATCTTCATTCGAAACGATGGAGTATTCTCGCACGATAACAAGGGCGATATGCAAATTCACGGCGCAGGTAATTTCAATTCTACGATTGATGGCACTCAGAATCTTACGACCAGCGGATATCGGGTAACATCTAAGGGCGACTATCACGTTAAGGTAGCCGGTGTTTCTTATCATACATCTATTGGTAATATTAACCAAGACACCGATGGTTCAATCTTGAACAAAGCCGCAGTAACTATCGATAGTAAGTCTGGTACGCATACAAACATCGAATCGCTTGGTAATACAAATATCAAGTCTGCGGGTTCTGTCAATACGGAATCGATTGCTGCTACAAATATCAAGTCTGCAAATGTGATTAATGCGGAAGCTGCCGACTCTATCAATGTCAAGTCTGCGAATGCAGTAAACGTCAACTCTGCGGCAGCAACCAACGTTAAGTCTGGTGCAGCCGTAAATGTTGAGGGCGCAGGTAATATCAATCTTAAGGCACCTCTTGTTGCATCTTCGCCGATTGATACGCCAACTTTAGATGTTACAACTGCAAATATTTCCACACTGAATGCTGGTAGCACAAATCTTCGAGCAACCGGAACTGATACCGGCACTAATGGGGGCAGCACACACGATCTTCCGATATCTGGACCGACATCTGCCTCTGTCACCGCACCAGCCGCGGCAGCAACTGCTGGTAGCGCAAACTCGGCTGACCCAGCAAGCGAAGCGACCGGTGCTAAGATTGCAACACTTGCAAATCCAATTCCAGTTGAGAAGCCAGTATCAATCTCCGCATCACCTATTATCGGCGGCCCAGATGGTCTTACTTCTACCGGGTCAGGTGGCAGCAGCCAGCTTCTAAATTCGGCAGGCGGGACCGCATTCTCAGAACAAGCGACAATCAACGACGATACGGCATTAAACCCCTATACATCGTTGGCATAAGAGGAATATATGGCAGAAACACCACCAACAAATCCACCCGTAGCAAACTCTAATACGCCACCAACGCCGGGCGCTCCGCCGGCGGGAGGGGCTCCTACTACTCCAGTAGCTCCCACCGCGGGTCAACCACAACCCACGGAAACTGTTGCGCCCGCAGCCTCGAACGAATCCCCGTATGATGATCCTGGTTGCGCGGAAGCGAACAGCGATGGCAGCCCTAGTTTCATGGGCGATGAAGGTGGAGCACCGACATCTACTGAACCAGGAACTCCGGTGCCACCCGCCGCAGGACTTAGAAAGACTGACACGGATTTTAAAGGAAATAAGCTACCAATAATTCCTTCATCTGGCAACTACAATGCTATGGCAAAGTCTATTAGGCTATCACACTATTACACTTTACAAGATGCCTTAAGTCCTGCACTTGGCAAACAAGCAATAATTCCTGACCGAAAGTTTGCTGCGGATAGAACATGGACAGGATATCAAATAGTCCAAAACTTGCGCGATCTTTTTGTTCTTTGTATTGACCCAATTAGAGCCCGTTTCGGCGCGGGGTTTGTGATTACATCAACTCTACGACCAAACACAAATGGTTCGGCTCATAATGTTGGCTGGGGTATTGATATGCAGTTTGCAAGTTGTGGATATGTAGGAGGTAGACACCGTGAGGTTGCAAATATTATTGCAAGATTAGGAATTCCTTATGACCAACTTCTTTACGAATGGGCACCGGCACCCAGAAAGGACAGCCCCCCATCCAAGGCTCCATGGATTCACATTGGATTGAGACAACCAACAACATTAAAAGTTAGAGGTTGGGCACAAAGTTTCTATAGAGACAAGCCGTATAAAACATACGGCCAATTTGATCAAATGCCTGGTCTCAGAGGCTAATTTAATGTATAAATATACTTATGGCTATTAAACAAGTAAACAGAATATACTCGGACTTCGATCTTTCATTTGCAGCTAATCCTGTGACGGGTGATGTTGCGAAGAAATATGATGTCAATGCAGTTAAACAATCTCTTAAAACTCTAGTGCTTACTAGATTCTATGAGCGTCCTTTTCAGCCAAAATTGGGGTCTCCCATATACGCCTTATTGTTTGAAAATATCGATGTTATTACAGCCAATAGATTGCAACTTGAACTTGAAATATTGATTAACAAATATGAACCAAGAGTTAGAGCGCAAGACATAGAGGTTATTCCTGAATATGATGCGAATGCTTTTACGGTAAACATTACTTTTTATGTCTTTGGTATTGAAGGTCCTTTTAATTTTTCAACTATTCTAAGAAGAAGCAGATAATATGGCTCAATTAAATGTTACCGAATTAGATTTTTTTGGTATTAGAGAAAATCTAAAAACATATCTACAAAGTCAAACCGAGTTTGCGGACTACAACTTTGATGGATCTGGTCTGTCGGTTTTAATTGATATTCTGGCATATAACACTCACTACAACGCCACTCTCGCACATCTTCTTGCAAACGAAATGTTTATCGACAGCGCGGTAAAAAGATCGTCTGTCGTTTCCATTTCTAAATCTCTTGGATATAATCCTCGTTCAATTCGCTCCGCTAGAGTTGATGCCACTATTACCATAACTCCTCCGCTTTCTTATACATCAAGCGTAGCGACTATAAGTAAAAATATAGGTTTCAGAGGAGTTGGCTCAGATGGGATCACGTATACATTTTATCCTGAAGACGATATCACTGCGACAAAAGCAGACGGAACTTTCACATTCGTTACAACTCTAGTCGAGGGCGTAAGAACCAATAACTTTTTTACTGTTACTGCCGATACGCAATCAGGACCATTCGAACTTTTAAATAAAAATGTCGATACTTCTACTATAACATGTAGAGTTCAAACATCGTCATCTGAATTAGAGGTACAAACTTTTGTTCAAGATCAGAACATCGTTTCTCTCACAGAAACCACACGAGCATTCTTTGTCGAAGAAAATGCAAATGGACTAGTTGAAATTCGTTTCGGTGATAACGTTTTAGGTAAAAAATTAACAACTGGTAATATTGTTACTATAGATTATCTCGTAAGCGGTGGCGCGGGTGCTAATAATATTACAGCATTGTCAGCGAAGTCTGTAATTCTTGGTTCCGGGGAAACAATTTCCGTTTCGAGTGCAGCATCATACGGCGGAGCTGCGGCTCAGTCAACTGATTCTATTCGGTATATTGCACCGAAATTCAACGCCACCAAGAATAGAGCGGTGACTGCCGAAGACTACATGGCATTGATAGAGAGTCAATATAGCAACATCAATTCGATAACAGTTTGGGGTGGAGAAGATAACGATCCTCCCATCTATGGTAGAGTTTTCGTTTCCATTGAGCCTCTGCCTGATAGCGTTATTACGGAATCAGACAAGGCATCTATTGCACGAGATATTCTAAAGCCCAGAGGTGTTGTTGGAATTCAGCCTGTATTTGTTGATCCAACATATCTGTATGCAAGTTTCAATATAACTGCCAGATATTTAAAAAATAATACATCTGTGTCGGCTTCCACTATTCAGAATACTATGAATGAATACTTGGCAAGTTATTTTGTAAATACTACAGCAAAAGTAAAAAAGAGCTTTTACTATTCAGAATTGTTGGAATTATTAAGTTCTGTTTCACCGTCTATCTATGCTACAAATATAGAAATGAATCTACATAGAGCGTATGAACCATTTACTGGCGAAAACAATAGAATTTCATTTTCATATAACGCGACAATTGCTCCTAATAGTGTCAGGTCAAATCTTTTTACCACAATACTACCATCAGGTAAACAAGTAACATGCTATCTACGAGATAGTTATGCAGAAGATGATACGCTACCAGGTGCATTAGATTTGTATGATGATACCGATGTTCTGATATCTTCTACAGTAGGAACAATTGACTATAGAGCAGGTAAAATCTTGATACCGAGTTTGTTTATCAATAGCATTTCTGGTAGTGATCTTTATCTCAGAATTTACGTCAAGCCACAAGGTTCATCGCCCGACATTATTATGGCGCCAGTAAATGAGGATATATCTTATACATTTGCGACAACACCGTTTGCAAACAAGAGTTTAGTTCTAGCACAAGACACTTCTACTATCTCAGGCACGGGAAATTATATCTCAGGCACAACAATCAATATAATCGGAACTTAATACATGTCGGATTTCAAAAATTCTCTGGCATATTTGATTGCAAATCAAGTCCCAGATTATATCAGAGCAGAATTCCCACAATTCGTTCTTTTTCTAGAAAAATACTATGAGTTTCTAGATCAGGACGGAGAGGCGAATAATGTCTTATTGAATGCCAGCTCTTTTTCCGATGTCAATAATACACTTGATGCTTTTATTCCGTCGTTTCGTGAACAATATTTGCAGATGTTTCCGAAAGATTCGCTTATCACGGATCGCCGCCTTATAAAATTCATTAGAGAGTTTTATGAAGCAAAAGGTTCAGAAGAAAGCATTCTGTTCATATTCAGAACTTTCTTCAATGAGCATGTTGATATCATCTACCCCTCAAAGGTTATTTTAAAAGCATCCGATGGTGTTTGGATTAATCGTGAAAAAATGCGTATCACAACAGATGATACCATTTCACTTGATCCTTTTACTTTAGCGGGTAAAAGAGCGAAGATATATTCTCCCATTAATATTGGCAGTGTTGCAACTTTTGAGACGCATAATATCACAGTTGATGAAGTAACTAGAATAGCATATTCTACTGTTCCAACATATGAACTTTATGTTAAACATGAAGAAAATGATACTATCACCCTTCCTGGCGCAGGTGCAAATGCTAGACCTCTTGTTGTTGACGGCGAAATCAAGGCGATAACAGGTGACCCGGCAGTTTCTTCTAGAGTTTTTGATCCTGGTATCAACTCTGAAATCTATGTTTCGGATTCCGCTGCATACTTTGCAGAAGATTATTTAGAAACAATCGATTCGGCGGTAAATCTTTCATACGCCAGAATTTACATTCCCGGCCATGGATTTACAACCGGCGATGTGGTAATCTACGACCCTATGGAAGGATCCGCAGTAGGTGGATTAATTCCATATAGACAATATTATGTTAAAGTAATCGATAGCAGATATTTTCACTTATATCGTGACAAAATTGCGTTGCAGCAAATCCCAAGAAATATTTTTGCCAGAAGCAGCAATGTAAACGTCTCGGCTAATACTATAACCTTACCGTCACATGGTCTCATTACGGGTGATATGGTGGTGTATCGCGCAGATTCCAGTGCGATTGGAGGATTGAATGACCGCCAGGTTTATTACATTATTAAAATCAATAATAATACAATCAAACTTGCCGAATCTTTACTCGACAGTGACCCCAGATATTGCTTAGACGATACTTATTTTGCAGAGGACTATGTTACAACTTCTGCTTATAATGAAATTAATATCACCAGCCAGGGCGTTGGTAATTTTCACGCATTCACCAAAGAATACTTTATCAATTTTAGCTCTGTAGGTTCTGGCTCAGAACAACGTTTCATTGATGCAATGGATGCAGCTGGTAGTGGCTACAAGGCAATTCCAGAAGTCACATTTATTTCCGATATCGGTGGCACGGGAGCAACTGCACAAGCATATCTAAATGATACCGGTGGTATCGAATATGTTTCTATGCTATCTGGTGGAACAGGATACACAGAAGAATCCACTATCATAACGTTTAGCACAGACACAATACGTTCTTTTGTTTATATTGATGAGCTTACCAGTAAGTATGGTTATGTTTCTCGCAGCATCACAGACACAGTAGGTATTGTCAGCATTTCAGGTACACCGAATTACGGCTTCTTAACTGGCCAAGTATATTCGATTTCCGAAAGCGGTTCTTCTGGTCAATATGTATATAATTTTCCTGATACATCTCTAAATTATTTCGCAGGCGATTATGTCAAGTTTGGCGTGGATAACAGAGCGAGTGTTATTATTGACGCCGTCGATGCACAAGGAAAGCCGACGAAGGTAAGAATCTTCTCAACCGGCAGCGGTTTTGAAGAACAGACATTTACTTCCACGATAACATCGCCATCTGGTGCAAATTGCGTCCTCCGTTTCACCACCGGCGCGATAACTTCGATACAAGAAGGATTCCAGAATCGTCAAGGTATGTTGTCGGATGTCAATAAACTCCAAGACAATTACTATTACCAGAATTATTCGTATGTTCTTCGCTCTAAGGTACCGTCAGTCAACTGGATGACAATGGTTAAGAACACGGTTCACCCAGCCGGTATGGCAGTATTCAGTGAACTATTAATTCGAAGCACTTTAGAGTTAGGTGCATCATTTGAAGTTGACCGTCAACCAATTCACTTCTATGAATTCCCCACTGAAATTGTTCGCGCGGCCGAAACTGTCGGCCTAGATTATGATATTGCAGTAGAGTTTATGAAGATATTTGATGATGTATATCTTGCTACAGACGAACATGTGTCTCATGTCGGTAAGACTTTATCTGATACAAGTAACGGCTTCGGCGAACTTGTCATCAATGATGTAGGTAAGAGTGTGGAAGATGTTCCGATAACAAGTGATATTATTGATACTATTGATGTCAGCAAAACTTTGCTTGATACACCACTTGCCACAGATGATATCTATTTCGGTTTCCTGAGAAATATCAGTGAATCTTATATTGCGTCTGATAGTTTAATATCTGACTTCTACAAACAAGAAGCAGATATTATTCTATCTACTGTTGATACCGCATCCATCCAAGCGGGTAAAGGTCTAACAGAAACGGTAGCTTCGGGTGATAGTATACCGTATATGGTAATCACCAAGGTTATCAACGAAACTGTGACGGCAACCGAAACTATAAACTCAATTGATCTCTCACACACAATACCGAATGATGATCCTACGGCCACGGATGTTTTAGAAACTTCGTTCACAAAAACATTAACCGATGGTGTTTCTATCTCGGATAACAACTCGCTTTCTGTAAATAAAGCATCTAGTGACAGTTTGCCCAATGGTGTCAATGAGAACATCGAAATTATTGAACCCGGCAAGGCTGCACAGTCTACGCTTCATACCATGGAAGATACATACTCTAGCATCAATAAAAATCTAGTAGAAACTTCCACAGTAAGCGAAATAGGCAATATAAATACACAAGACTACTGGTCATATGATTACACTTCTGGCGCTTATGAAGCAGGCGATTACGTTGGAAGTAACAATTCGATTTAACACAAGAAGAAGGTATAATACTCATGAGAAATAAGGATTTCCTTTCAGCTACGGGTAAGCTGTCTATCGTTGTCAATGACAATGCAGGCAACCTTAAGCAAGAACTAAACGTAACTAACCTTGTTGTTGACACAGGACTGGACTACATTGCTTCACGCATGAAGGACACCTCTGCAACAGCAATGTCGCACATGGCAATTGGCTCGGGCACAGATGATCCAGCTAATGACGATACTACTCTACAGACAGAACTCGGCCGCGTATCGCTAACTTCTACAACGGTTACAAGTAACTCAGTAGAATATCAGGCAACGTTCCCTGCTGGTACTGGTACAGGCGCAGTTACAGAAGCAGGCATCTTCAATGCTTCTTCGGGTGGCACAATGCTTTGCCGCACCGAGTTTGCAGTTATCAACAAGGCTGCAGGTGACTCGATGACAATCACTTGGACTGTCACTGTAGAATAATAGGTAATAAACTGTGGCCCTATTGCTAAGAACACTGGCTAGAAATGAACTAGCAAGAAGTTTCTATCGTGACATAGTTAACGAGAACGACTTCTTTTATTTCTTCGTGGGTAAAACCACGGAATGGCCAGTTGTTGGCACCCCAGAAACCCCACTCGATACCGAGTTTTATAACAGTCAAACACATAGAAATATGATGTTTGTAAAACGTGTCCGCAGACCGGACGTAGTTATGATGATTCGTCGTATCGATTGGGTTGCTGGCACCGTTTATGATCATTATGATGATGTTGATGATCTATCAACAAAAGATTTTTATGTTCTCACTAATGACATGAGAGTATATAAATGTTTGAATAACAATGGTGGTGCACCGAGTTACAATAAACCTAATAGCACAGATGTCACAAATCCTTTCATACTTCCTGACGGTTATGTGTGGAAATACATGTTCCGGGTAGAAGCGTCAGACGAATTGAAGTTTCTTACTCCTGATTTTATTCCTGTAAATAAGATGGCAGGTGTGGGTGTTCCGTTATACGACATCAACGGCAACATTGATGATATTACTGTAACATCTGGCGGAACAGGATATGATCCAGAGGATTTACCAACAATTCTTATTCATGGCGATGGCGTAGGCGCGACGGCAGTGGCTGTAGTTACCGATGACGAAATTACAGATATTACCATCACCAACGGAGGCCGGGGCTATTCATTTGCATACATTGAAATTGTAGATAATGATACCGGTGCGGGTGCTGCCGCAGAAGTATCTTTAGGTAGTGTCCCTGTTTCCCTAGTTCAAGAAAGCATCGAAGCTGCCGCAGTTCCGGGAACTGTAGATAGAATTAATCTATTAGAAATTGGACAGAATTATTCTTCCGGAGACGTTCTAGTTACTATAACGGGTGATGGAACTGGCGCGGAAGCAGTGGCATTTGTAAACGAATTGGGCAGAATTGACCGCGTTGATGTTACAAATCCGGGCACCGGATATACTTTTGCGGAAGTATCGTTCAACAATATTCTCGGCTTTGGCTCTGGTGCCACTGCGACTACAACAGTTTCTCCGTATTACGGACATGGCGCAAATCCTGTAAAAGAACTTTATGCCAAAACAGTATGTATCTCAGTAAATTTAACAAATGATACAACAGATTACTTTTACAATAATGATTTTCGTCAACTAGGTATTGTTAAAAATCCATTAGATGACGAAATGGCCAATTTCAGAGCAGATACTGGCACCACCTGTTATGTAATTACAGTTGATGATACTACAGCATATTCGAACGATGATTCTATTTCTACTGATGGCGGCGGAAGATTTATTGTAGCTCAAATTAAAGAAGATACGGATGAAATATATCTTCTTCCAGTAATCCCCGTTATTACAGAGAATTCTGTTTTGACAAATAATAGAACAGACGCTACTGGATTGACTATAAATAGTCTAACTAGTCCAGATGTTATTAATACTACAGGTGAGATTCTTTATATAGAAAATCGTCTCCCTATTAATAGACAAGCAGATCAAGTAGAAAAGATTAGAACAGTTATTAACTTTTAAGAGAGAAGTTACACATGGCCTTGGACTTAAATGTACCCCCGTATTTTGACGATTCTTATGTCCCTTTGGACCCGTCGAAAGGGGCGATTGCAAAAAACTATAATAGAATTCTGTTCAAGCCGGGTTATGCTGTTCAGGCAAGAGAGTTAACACAACTCCAAACGGTTCTTCAAGATCAGGTTGGAAAATTTGGTAATCATGTTTTTAAAAATGGTTCCGTGGTTGCTGGTTGCGACTTCAAACTTGACACCGCACGAGATTTTATTAAAGTTCTTGATGAAGATGCGTCTGGATTTTTGATTGAAAACATCGAAGATTATATTGGTGCCAAAGTAATTGGTTTAACATCATCAATTCAAGCCGAAATTGTTCATGCGATTAGTGGTTCTGAGGCAGACTCGCCGAATCTTAACACACTGTATTTAAGATATCTCACAGGAGATGGATCCACAGATGCCGTCCACTTTTCTCCGGGCGAAACAATTCGTGTCATAGAATCCGAAGTTTTAGGTCAAGTTCCTGACACCTTTGTAGTGGATGACACCTTCGAGGAAGGCAATTATTATTTTGGTAGAGGTTCATTTGTAACTCTAGATGATGGTATTATTTTTCTAGATGGTAAGTTTCTTCCTTTTGCTAAAACTACACTCGAACTACTAAAATACAATGCATATCCATCATGTCGTATAGGATTTGAAATCGTAGAGAGTATTATTACTCACGAAACGGACCCAACTCTTCTAGATCCCGCGGACGGAACATTTAACTATGCGGCACCCGGTGCAGACAGATATGTGACCACAGCAAGTTTGGTAAAATATAACTTAGACGAAACTGTCAGCGACGATTTTACAGAATATCTAATGATTGTAAACGGCAATTTAAACACTGCCATGACAGAAGATAGAATATATGCGGACTTGGGGCGCAATCTAGCAAAGCGCACATTTGACGAATCTGGTAACTACACGGTAAAAGCGTTTCCTATTTTAATTAAAGAACATCTAGACACCGGCACTAACGGCGGTCTGTTACCTTACAATGCAGAAAATCCAGCAGCGGGTGGTGATGAGACACTACTTGCTATTGGTATTGAGGCTGGTAAAGCATACGTTCGCGGTTATGCATATGAAACTAGACAAACAGAATATCTTTTTGTTCCCAAGGGTAAAACCACAAACGTTGTCGAAGAAGTGGCTATTGCAACCGCATTTGGTAGCTACATTCTAGTTGACAACTTCTGCGGTAACTGGGATATCGCAGCTGGTGATACAGTATCTCTTCGTGGTACTGAAGCCAATGCAATTGGTACATCTGGCTCGCCCGCGGGCGGAGCGCAATCGGCTACTGGTGCGCCAGGTTCAGAGATTGGTACTGCTAGAGTTAGATATATCGTTCACGAAAATGGTACACCCGGTGTATATAATACATCCTATCGTATGTATCTGTATGATATTCAAATGACATCTTCATATAACTTTGAAGATGTTAAAGGTGTATACTATGATACAACAGCGGATGGTCACGCAAACGTTGTCCTAGTAGATGGTAAGGCGTATATTTACGAAAGTAAGTTCAGCAACTTACTATTCAAATTGCCTGCCAGAGCATTGAAGACACTCAAGCCATCTGGTTCGCCTGATAATGCTTTTCAATACACAAAACAATTTGACGATACTATCGATACTAATAATACTATTACATTTTCTGTAAGCAGTCCTGAAAGTTTCCCTTTTACAGTGGGAACTCTAACAAACACAGAAATTCTCAATAATATTATTGTCACTACAAAAGCTGCATGTAAAATTAATGGCGTTTCATATGAAATCGGCTCGGTATTAAATTTGCAGTCAACTGCTAGTGTAACAGTAACGAATACCGGCTCACAAATCACAGTCACTTTCCCGGGTTCTATCACCGATCCTAGTAATAATCCAACGTCTATCAATGTCCGCATTCACTGTAAGGTTAATGTTGCCGATGCAAATAACGTAAGAAAAGTTCTCAACGAAAATGTCGTGGTAGTTCTGGATACTGAGGATAGCGGCAACACAACCGGCACATATAATTTGGGCGCGTCGGATGGATATAGACTTGTCTCAGTTAAGATAGGCGAGTTCGATGCCGACGCGGTAGACATTCAATCAGGCGAAGTAGGTTCAGATGTAACCGCACTCTTTAATTTTGATAACGGACAACGCGATAATTTTTATGCTAATGCCAGAATTGTTAAGAAGCCGGGTACAGTCCTTGATCTTGAAGATAAGAAGCTAGTTGTAACTTTCGACTATTTCACGCATGGTGGTAGTCCAACGACAGCATACAACTTCCATACCGTCGATTCATACCCGATAGACGACGAGACAAACGCAGTGGGCACAATTCGCACGGAAGAGATTCCAATTTATACGTCAACATCTTCAGGTGTTACATATGACCTTCGTGACACTCTGGACTTCCGTCCTCGTTGGGACGACACTATAACGTTTACAACAAATCCTGCCTCAGCAAACGTTAATCCAGGCGTAGGTAATTCACCTAGTGGACCGAACAACGGAGCCATTATTACTCCTGTTCCGACAGAACAGTTTATTGTGGATCTTGAATACTATCTAGGACGTAAAGACCGTATCATCATGGACGACGAAGGAGTCTTCTCTTCTGTATATGGTGTATCTTCACTATCTCCAGTTGAGCCTCTTGAGCCAGATAATGCGCTATCAATCGCAGTTGTAAATATTCCGCCTTATCCATCGCTGGCACCTAATGTGGCCAAATCCGTTGGCAGACCGGACTATGGCATTAAGTATAAGGCGATTGATAATCGTCGCTATACTATGCGCGATATCGGCCAATTAGAACAGCGTTTAAATCGTCTTGAATATTATACGTCACTAAATCTTTTAGAAAAATCTGCCAGCGATTTATCCGTAACGGATACCAGCGGATTAGATCGTTTCAAGAACGGTATTCTAGTTGATGCATTCACTGGACATAACGTAGGTAATGTTTTAAGTAATGAATATCATATTGCGATTGATCCAGTTGCAAAAGAAATGCGCCCATTCTTCTTCATGGAAAATGCCGATTTACAATATAATACGGTTTCATCTACAAACATCACCAAAACCGGTGACTTATTGACACTACCTTATACCGAAGTGCCAATGGTGAGACAACTATTTGCATCGAAATTTAGAAACTGCGTAGGTGAACTTCTGTTCACATATGTCGGTGAGATGCAGTTGGATCCTCCGGTGGACAACTGGACAGATACATCGACTTTACCCGATATCGCAGCAAACTTTGATGGTAACTACGATGCATGGGAAACTCTGGCAGATGCTTGGGGCACGCAGTGGGAAGATTGGCAAGATGTTGGCACAGGTAGAGTAGCAGTAGATACTCAAGCCGCTGCGGGTAATACCGCGATACGAGGCGATACTCTTTTTCAAGAAGATATTGCTATCGTAACAACTACTACAGAACAGCGCCAATCCCGTCAAGGCATTCAACTTACCGTAACTCCAGAGACACAGAGTCAACGTATTGGTGCTAGAGTAACCAATACCTCGATTATTCCGTTCATGCGTTCTATTGTTGTTACCTTTTCTGCCACAAGAATGAAGCCTGGTACCAGAGTGTATCCGTTCTTCGATGGAGTATCAGTCGAGGAACATTGTAGACCCCTTTCTGGTATTGTTCCCAATATACCAAATTCTATCTTTAATAGTTCTATGTTGAATGGTAGCTATGGCGACCCATTGATAACAAACGCGAATGGCGAATGTTTTGGCCAATTCAGAATCCCAGCGGGGACTTTCCGCGTAGGAGAAAAATTATTCCGACTAGCAGATGATCCTCAGAATAGAGCTAAATTCGTCACAACTTCAGCGTCGATGGCTTTCTCTGCAAATGGTCTATCTCAGTCGGTACAAGATACGGTGGTATCTACTCGTGTGGCAAATGTGGCTACAACTTCCGTATTTGATTCTAGAACAACAACGGAATCAAATACTACTGTAAATCGCTTGGGTGAAAGAGCAGTAGGTGTTGTTCAAAATACAACCATCAACAATACTTTTACTACCGTAAATGATATTACAAATGTCACTGAAGTCACGCAGGTAACAAACGTTGTTAATAACACCAACGTAACTCAGGTAACTAATAATATCACGGAAGTCACGGAAGTCACACAAGTTCAGGCACCAGATCCTGCGCCGCCACCTGTAATGGATTTTCCAGACTTTCCTGAGTTTGACCCCGAACCACTCGGGCGTATTGGCCGCGGCCCAGACCCTATCGCTCAGACATTCTTTGTGTCCGATATGCCGTTTGGCTGTTATGTAACTTCATTAGACCTCTTCTTTAAAAAGAAGTCTACTACAAATTCAATCACTTTACAATTGCGTGAAGTTGTTAATGGATACCCAGGAAATAGAGTTATTCCATTCGGCGAAGTTACGCTCAATCAAGATGCTGTTGAGATTGATGCGGATAATGCGGCAACCTCCACGAAATTTAGCTTCCCATCTCCTGTGTTTTTACAGAATAACACCGAATATTGCTTTGTTCTGTTGCCAGCAGGTAACGATCCTAACTATGAAATCTGGGTATCAGAATTGGGTGAAAATCAACTCAATACAACTACTCGTATTTCAGAGCAGCCAAACACAGGTATTCTATTCACATCAGCAAACAATAGAACCTGGACTGCGTTCCAAGCAGAAGACATTAAGTTTTTATTGAACCGAGCGAACTTTGAAGTCGGAACAACCGGCAATGTCATTCTAGAAACGCTTGATGTTGATTACGCTAAATTCGATTCATTCTCTGGCTCGGCATTTGCTTCTGGTGACAAAATTCACGGATTCTCATTTGATATTGTTGACGGAGGTTCTGGTTACACACCTACGAACGGTACTGTCAGTCGCACACTAAGCGGTGGTATAAGTGATGGTGGAACGAATGCTACAGTAGAAGTTACTATTACAGGTGGAGCAGTTACTGGTGTGGTAGTTACTGACCCAGGTTCTGGATATACAGGCAATCCTACATTGACACTTACTGGTGGCACAGATGCGGAAGTAGAAGTGACACTTAATTTTGGTTATGTTCACAACTATGATAGCTTATATAACGTGGGTAAAATTGTTGTCGATACAGGCGCGTTTGCAGCCGAAGATGTAGTCGGTAACGGAACATCATATGGCGAAATAGTCGAACTCGAAGACAAGGTTCTTAATGCACTAGGTGCAAACGTAGGCTACATGGATCATACTCCGTGCCAACTGATTTGGGCATACTCGGCCACGACGAATGTTGGTTCGGAAACACAAGCGTCATCATCTTATGTCAATTTTGTTCCAGATAAAACAACGGAACTGACATTCGATGCAGCCATTCGTTCATATTCTAACGAACGGGCGGATCTAGATGGGGACAAGTCATTCAAGATACAGCTAGGAATGTCTACCCAAACATCTACTGTTTCACCAGTAGTCGATCTTAGAAAATGTTCTATGGTAGTCGTAGCAAATGATATCAATAACGATGCAACTGACGAAGATATTGGTATCGGTGATGCGAGATCTAAGTATGTTTCTCGCCAAGTTGTTCTTGATGACGGACAAGAAGCAGAAGACCTTAAAGTGTATCTAAGTCAGAAAATGCCCGCTGGAACCGATGTTAAGGTGTATGGTAAGTTCCTACATCAAAGTGATCCGGCTGCATTCGAAGATAAAGATTGGATTGAATTGGTAACCACTCCACCCACAGTTACTTCATCCAGTTTTGTTGAGTATACATATGATATTCCATCAACAGAATTGAATGGTGACGGCGTATTTGAGTATACAACCGACGGGGTAACTTACACGGGTTACAAAACTTTTGCAGTCAAGGTAGTTCTTCTTTCGGAAAAAACTAGTGTTGTACCGAGATGTCGTGAACTTCGAGCAATAGCATTGCAGGCATAAAATGACGGCGCAGAGGTACCAGTTGGATGACACAACTAAATATGTTAGAGACGGCCATTCAAAAGCCATCATTTCTACCGATGTTGCTGGATTGACGGCATACAAAGCTAGAAAAAACAAAGAAAGAGAACAAACAAACCAGCTTCGACAATTTGAAAATGATATAAATAGTGTGAAACAAGAGATGCTAGAAATCAAATTGTTGTTGCAACAAGTCTTACAGAACCAAGGTAGATAGATATGGCCGACATTTTACTTAGATCCGTAAAAGGATCTCCACTTACAAATACAGAAGTTGATAATAACTTCAACAACCTCAATACTGATAAGTATGAATCGGGGTCTAATCCCACGTTTGGTAATCTTACTCTAACTGGTGATTTGAAGCCTTCTATCTCGGCTACTGTTTCTGCGGCAGGAACAAATCAGTCTGGTGCAACAGAACTTTCGGATGTTTATAACATTGTCACTACGGTTGGTTCTGGTGCAGGTGTTAAACTTCCAACAGCCGAAGCATCGTTGACTTATACAGTTGTTAATACTACTGCAACAAATCTGCTAGTTTATCCAAACGTATCAGACAAAATCAATGGTGGAACGGCTAACGCGGCTGTTACCGTAGCCGCTGGCTCATCTGCTACTTTTATTGCTAAGGATGCCACAGATTGGTATTCACTGACACCTCTGTTGGTATTTGATTCGAGCGGCACCAGACTAAATTAAGGTTATAAAAAATGAATCCTTTAAAGATCAAAGCATCTGCTACACCGATTACGTCTTCAAACTTTCAGGGTTTGCAGACCATGTCGAATGCGGAAGTTAAAAATTATATTGCTAATAAGATCACAGTAGGATTTGCGGGTGCGGCAAATAATGGTTCTAACACTGCCGACCTTAATGTTGATACTGCAAACGCTCTTTCTGGTACAGCAATCGGCACATTTGATGATACTGACAGAACAGAAGCGACTGGTACTCACCCTGCTACTGGTTCGATAACTACCACAACTTATTATGCAAAGCAAATTACTGCTACTGATAACGGTACAATCACAAATCGTCCACTGCAATATGATACTGCAATTCAACAGATGACAGATGCTCAGATTCGCAACGATATTATTGACCAAGCGGTCACAGCTATGGTTACCGAATCAGATTATACCGCGGGTCAATATCGTCTAGCAGGTTCAGCACCGTCTGGTGGAACATGGACCGCTCGTTATACAATTACCGATGTCGCCAATGGTGGTAACACAACTTATTATATTTGGCAGAAGACTGCGGCCACATCTACTCCAAATTCGGATCTTCGTCCACTAAAGACATACGATGGCAATAATGTAAAGCAGATGACAGACACTGAAATTCAGGAAATGATTCCGTATTTCAGAAATCGTATTATCAGCACCAATGTTGGCACATATAAAATTCAAGCATCGACGCCATCAGGTGGCACTTGGGTGAGCATGGGGTCAGCCTCAGATACTCGCGAACAAGTATCATCGGTAAACTATACGGGCTCGTATAGTGGCGATAGAACATATTCTAACGTAGCATATTCTGGTTCTAGAACATATACCCCAGACGGGTATACAAATACATTTTCTGGTACCAGAACTTATAGCACATCGTATTCTGGAACTAGAACTTATTCTGCTTCTTATGTGACCAACTTTTCTGGTACTAGATCATATTCTGGTTCGCGAACATACTCTGCCAGCTATACTCGCTTTTTCGGTGGTTTTGTTGGCGGCACGTTTGCCGGTTCGCGAACATACTCGACCAGTTATGTATCGGCGCCAACAAATTTTGCTGGCGAATTTGCAGGGTCAAGAACTTACTCCGCTAACTATTCTGGTTCCAGAACTTATTCTGGCACATACGCGAACTCATTTGCTGGTTCGAGAACTTACTCAGGAAACTATTCCGGTTCCAGAACATATTCCGGTTCGTATTCTGGCACATATGCAGGTGATACAATTCAAGCAACTAAAGATACAGTATCAACAGTATCTCTCTGGGTTCGCACCGCTTAAACTATACTATATACTTTATATTATTTCTTTTTATGGAGATTTGAATGATTGTGGATGAAGAAGCCATCGTTTTGGATTCGGCTATTATTACCGAAACAAAAGATTACGAAGAACCTTTTTGGTTAAATAAAGAACTAAAGCAAGTAATGGTAATTATCATCTATCCAGATGGTAAGAGATTACCCGCATCTGTTTCAGGTGAAGGTGATAATCCAGACTATATTGCCATCATGGAAAAGTTTACCGAAGAAGAGATTGACGAGAATACTCGTCGCCGCGAAGAACGCCGCGCAGAAGAAGTGCGCCAGCGCATGGAACGTTCTAAGGTAGACCAGCAACGCCGCAAAGATGAAGCACTTTTCGAAGCCAAGTTAGAAGCATTCGAAGTTTCCATTATCAAAAATTCTACGAACAAAGCCTTAAAGACTAAGATACGCAGATCGAAATCTGCGCTTGAAGTTATGGCATATGCTACCATGTTGATTATGGAAGAAGAAAAGAATGCAGAATAACGGTTTTGTTTATGTAGCATCGCTTCGTAGGGGTTACTACCGAGCCGCTAAAAACTCCGCCCTATCTCTCCTAGACTATTGGCCAGAAGCAAAGATTACTCTATTCACCCACGCAGAATGGGTAGAAGAAGGGGACTATGAAATCTTTGATAACATTATTACCGACGGTGTTCCATATCACAAGAGAGCTAAACTCTGGGCTTTAGATAAAACACCATATGACTTGACAGTTTATATGGATTGTGATACAGAAGTTCAACACGAGGACATTCAAAAAATCTTTGAACAAATTCCAGGTGATGTTGATGTTTTGTTCACTGCAAATCGCCCATATAACGCGGCACTAACTAAACTTTCCGAGACCGAGGAAATGACAGAGCATTGTGGTCTTTTCCTATACCGAAATAATTCTCAAACATTAAAGTTAATGAGTGCTTGGTGGGGCGAGTATTGTAAACAAAACGAACCTGGATATGATAGAAAGCATTATCCGAAAGATGCTATGCAATGGGATACATTTACGATGTGGCGCCTATTGACATACGGTGATATGGGTGTA